CAGTAGTCTGGAGAGACTCCCAATTCGTACCCCCTTCTGATTGGAACTCGACATAGTAATCATCATATTGACTATTGCCCAAGCCAGTGACTTTCACTACAAATCCATCGGGAGCACATGGCGGCAGGTCTTCGAAAGAATCCACCTCATTGTAGATTAGGGTCATATCTGCTGTGCCCGCGTTATCATCTATTGTCACCAGTGCTGGATTCACTGTTGTCGTGCTTGATCTCCCATCACATGGCATGTATATAACATTGTTTAAGCTGCCCGCATAATACCCGGCGGTATTAATATTGGTCGACAACTGGGACGCCAGTAGAGACGCTTTTAAATCCACTCGTTTGTCAACTGTGGTTGCTGTCACTGTCGCAGTATCAATAGCCGCTACAGTAGCCACGACAGACCCAGACACTTTTACATCATAGTCTTTACCAAATGACCAACGTTTCACCCATATTAGAACTCCTGGAAACGACACGTCGGATGTAAATGGTGCCCTGGTTACTGGGATCGTCTTATTTGCAAGAAATGTTGTATCCCCGACTGTACAGAATGTTAAATCATTTCTTGGATCTGCCGTTGTTATATAGTTGTGGATACTCCCGGAAGGATACTGGATAGTAGAAACAGCAGCACCTGTGTACGCATTGTATACTTGCCATGTTCCTGTATCTGTGATTATTATTATATAAGCCTCAATACCGTCACCGCGCTCGTAATAGTGGCATGTGTATCTGCTCGCCCCGTCTATTTCTGCGTTGTGCGCTATTATTGGATTATTCAGAAGCTTGAATCTGGGGCGCCTACGTAGGCCCTGAACAAGATCTGATATGCAGTTGAACTGGTCGTGCATCTGTCCTACGGCCCGCTGATGCTCGTCCTGCTGGCTCACACCTTGTAATAATTGCGGATATCGTGGTGCGTATAGTGTCATTATCCCCTCCTCCAGTATCGGTAAGGCATCCGCCTCTTCCACATGGCGAATGTCGGATTATTGTATACGCTTACATCTTTATGGCGCAAGTCTGCTATCTGAAATCTGGCGTAAGTTGCACGTATATCACCAACTGCCTGTTGAGTTTTAAGGGCGTCATTCAGGGGCCTTATGAACTCCTCCTTGGCCAAAGCCTCAATATGATTGAACGCTGGTGTAGGAAGCTCTTCCCATTCTGTATTAAAAATCAGGGTGACTGTGTCCGGATTCTCGGTGAATATATCTGTGTGCTCTTCAGGATCGTATAGATAGCCGTTACGGATAACATATATTGCGTCGTCCAAATCCATCACCGTTGAGGGCACCGTCACCTTTCCTGTGCCGATATCATAGGAAAGCTGGACCTCCTCCTCTGTGTTAAACCACCAGCGATGTGAACAAAAGTCTTCTTTCTTTCGTTCAAGAAATCTTACCGCACTTGCATGCAGAGGATGGCCCGACACTATTGAGTTAACAGGCGCAAGGCCACGCGCCATAAGCAGAGTATTTACTGCATCAATTAATTCAGCCATATCAGGCTCCTTGGTAACAATTGTTAACAAAAAAATGGGCAGTGATGGCGTTAGCCACCACCACCCATATAACACCACCTCAGTGATGTAGATTACTGATTATGCACGGTACTTTCTCAACACAGCAGTTTTGTCCGGACGATCAGGGGCCGCGCCGAATGCCAGATATGAATCGATGAACCAGCACAACAGGCGTTTTTCCCAATAGACATCAGAGGTCAGCGGAATAGACTGGGCAACCATGATGCTCTCAGGCATTGCGAAGACAGCCACTGCATCAGACTCTTCGTCAGAGGTCGTGTAATTAGCACCCATAAGGTAGCCGTTCTTGCTGGTGTCGGTCCCATCATCGGCAGCCTGGGTGATGCGGTTAGTCATCACAATCGGCATACCGCTGGACTGTACGATCATCGCCGCGGCGTAGTTTGCGTTGCCGCCGCTGTAGTCCACGCTGGTCAGCTTGTCGTTCTTCAGAAGGGTGAAATACTGTGCCGGGGCCATATACAACTTACCGTCCATCAGCTCCACTTCCTTCTCGGCCAGGGTCTGGGCCAGGACCATGATACCTGCTTCCAGATCGGTCGGGTCCACTTCATCAGAAGCCGCCGCCAACTCATAGTTGGTTCCAGCGGGCATATCGCTGACTTCACCGGCACCAGTCGCTTTCATGGCGGACTTGACGCACATAAGCAACAGGATTTCGTCGATTGCTTTGGCGATCTTACGACCAAAGTTCATCGGGGTACGGGATTTGATAGACAGGCGATCCTGTACTTGGGCCAGCATTGCCAGAGTAACGCGCGCAATGATCGGCTGTTTTACTTGGACAATTTGCAATATCTTCAACAGTAGTCGTTAGCTACTGCCCGCTCCTTACAGCCATTAGGAGCTGCTGCATGTTGCCATGCAGATGAGACCATATCTTTACCCATAAATGGGCACGGTGTATTTCGGGCCACTTAGCCCTACAGGGAGGTAACCCCTTGGTCGTTGAACACCGCATTATCTCTTTAAATGGCTCCAGCGTTTACCAGACTTGATCATAGATATTAATGAATCGGATACCTTATAATCAATGGCAAGCTGTTGCGCGGACATTCCGGCATGTAGCTCAGCAATAATATCCTTTACTTGTGCTTCTGTTAATTTTGATTGCCCGTGCTTCTCGCCTTTCTGCGGCGTACGAAGGCCGGTTTGGAAGGCGTGGATGCCATTTTCTTGGTGCGTGACCCACTCAAGATTACATGAACGGTTATCGTCTTTAATTCCGTTTTTATGATTCACACAGTTCTTTGTGGCCGGGTCCGGATTGTGGCACCATACAGACGCCACCAATCTATGTACAAGGGCCTTCTTTCGTGAATCACGAGATCCATTATATAACAGAACATATTCATACCCACTGTTGAATTTTGCGGGTGTTAAATACTGGTCGCTATTAAATGAATAGACTTTACCGTCTTCGGTAACAGAATACCGTGGAAATTCCGCGATTTGTTTTAACTCAGTGTATTTCATTGGGTCTCCTATAGAGTCAATGTAGAGATAATACTAATGCTGCTGATTGTCCCGGAGGGAGGTCCCAGCAGTTAACACCGGTTTACTGTAGCATTTCGGCTACAGCAGACCATAGGCCAAAGGCCATTAATCACCAACCTCGATGTCTTTACCAAGGGGTTCGATACCGGGGATAACCGGCTGAAGGGTAGGATCACCCATCGCGGCATTGGACATGGTGTCTGTGCCAACCAGAGGAACGAAGTCGAAGATACCGGTGGTAATCTGTGCCTTCTGCTCGTGCATGTGAACGCGACCATCGAATTTCTCGATCATCAAGGCATCCAAGGGACCGGCCAGATTACGCTGAGCCGGATTAACCAAATTTGCACTCAAATCTTGAGCTGCCATAATTTAAACTTCCTTTCAACTAATTATTAAGTAAGTGATCTCCCAATCACTACAAAGCCTTGGTTACCGAAGCGGCCTACGTGAATGGCTGAACTCCGGGGAAACGTATCCGATTCCGCCCTGCTGGTCGATAGTCGCTTGGCGTCTGGCGTCGATCTCTTTGGCGTATGCGGGATCTGTCTGGTACTTAGGGGTCATCATAATCTCGATGAACTCATCCTTGGAGAGCGGCTGGAATGTGGGCCGTTCCTTTGGTGAGTTTGTGGGCAGAGAGTCGCCGGTCATCATAGGGCTGGTCTTTCCTTTCTTCCAGGCGTTGACAGCCTGGGTCAATCCCTGCCGAACGACTGCTTTGTCGTCGGAGCGAAGCAAATAGTTGATAGCAGCCACCTCATCCTTGGAGAGGTTCTTGCTGCACCAGTCGGCCAGAGTTGCGAAGTTGGCTTTCCCCTTCTCGGCGTCACCTTCGGCCAGTGACTCATAAATGTAGGTGCTGAGGTCTTCTTTCTTCTGGGCCGGTTCTACTTTAGGCTCCGGAATCTCAGCCGGTGTATTATCCTGTTTCGCGGCATCCGGCGTCACCTTGGGTTCCGAAATATTCAGATCTGTGTCAGTCTCTGTTGCAGGTACTTGGACCTGTGACGTGCTCTGATCGGGTTTAACCTCTGGTTCGGCGGGCGTCCCACCTTGTGCAGCAATGGCTGCTTGGGTTTCAGGGTCGTTAAAGCGTGCTCCTACGGCCATGATTTTCCTTTCTTAGAATTGGGTAGCCTGGGGCTGCTGCGGTTGCTCCGGCCCGCGTGCTTGGGCCTGCGCCGCTGCCTGGCGTTGCGCCATAGCATCAAGCTTGGCTGCTGCCTGCTCATTCGTCAGTATGAATTTAGTGAAGTCTACATCTCGACCGGCTGCGGTGACCTTGGCGAACGCCTCAACATCAAATACCGCAAGGATATCTGGGGGTATAGCCTGAATACCCTGGAGGTCTGCCAACCAGTGATTGATCTTGTCGTTCTCGCTACCTCGGCTCAGGGCGTCTATGCCGGTGGTTATCTGGATCTGTACACCCTGCTTTTCAAGTCCACCTAATCCCATCCCAGCCAGGATTAGTGTGGCAAGTGGTTTCTGGAGGCTGTCGGACAGGGCGGAATAAACGCCGCCGTGTGCCTTCTCCAAGCTAACTGCACGAAGTCGGTTCTCCTCGGCGGTAACCCTCTCGGCGTCTCGCATGGTGCTCGGCAGATACATGAAGACCTCTCCGAGATGGCGCTTATACGTTTCGATTACGTCCTTGATCATTACGATATCGCGCTGCTTGTCGCTGGTGATGGCGTTCACGTCATCCGGGTCCCCGTAATGGTAGCTGCCAGATGGGGAGCCATTCAGCTCTTGGATGTCCACATAGGAGCCGGGCTTAACCAAGAACTTGACATCTGCCATGGTAACGCAGCCAATGGCCAGCGCCTCGGTCAGGATGCTAAGAGTCCAGAAACTCCCATAATGTTCCTCTACCAGCCCCCTGCCATACATCTCCCGGCGGGTCCTGTTCCAGACACATACCAGCCAGGGCAGATCTTCTTCGGAATATCGAAGATCGGTGTCGAGGCTGAAGCTGTCAACTGCCTGTGATATAAGCCAGTACTTCGGGTTGCTCGGGTCGCGTTTGATGCATGTGTATAAGCTGACGGTATCCTTAATGTCCTCCGGGTCGTCCGCCTCAAGTTGCAACTTGTACATCACTTGTTCACGAAGATCATCCGGCAGAGTCATTACAGACTTCTTGTCTTCCGTGATCAATTCAAGAAGACTCCCGTCTAACGCCCGAAGTACCACGTACTCGTCAATAGCGTAGCTCACGAGTTTGCCGGTGCCCGTTAGATGAAATACTGTGTTTCCTGTGATAATAAGCTGCTTGATACCATCCAGCAAGGTCGGCCTGGCATTGATGGCTGAGAATCGCTTTCTAAATAGGCGCTCTACCTGGGCGAACTGTGCTTCGATATCCGCCTTTGATGAACCGGTCTGCTCGACTTCTTGAATCTGTTCTTCAGACAGATCAAGCTTGATATACGAGCGCCCAGAAGGAAACAGTGTTTCCATATAAGTGTTCGCCAGTGAATTAGTCAGCTTCGCACCCTCGGTGTTATAATCGTGTTGGAACTCTTCGGAAGAGGTGTCCCGGCCCTCGCTGCCTTCTGTATCCGGCATGATGTAGGGGAGGGTAACCTGGGCGTAGTCATATGCCCTGTCTCGATAGCGGTCGCGGAGGACTGATAGTTCTTTGTACCTCTGTTGAATATACCCCTCTTCGGGGCTCGTGTAATTTGTCATTAGATCTGCACCCCCGTTTCCCTCTGATTGGGGGCCTGAGTACCTATCTGAGGTCTGTTAGTTGCTGTGAGTTCCGGGCGTTCCACTATAAGGGCAGCCTTGCCCCTGGCCTGCGCTCGCCTCCTCGCCGCTGCGTCTTCCTCTCCGAGATCAAGCGTTCCTGGTGTAACCAACTCTTCCTGATCCTTTTGCTTGGCCTCAGCCAGCTTACGCTGCTCTTCAAGCTGTCGATCAATCTCGGCCTGCCTGGCCTTCTCTGCGTCGATGGCTTGATTCGCAGATCTTCGTTGTACATCGGACTGATACACCGCGCCACCTGCCGCGATAAGCACGCCGACACCATACGCTATTGCTGCTGCTCCCATAGTATCTCCTTGTTAACAATTGTTACCGCTACAGGGGGCAGGTACCTATCACAATCTCCTGCAATGAGACTCCGCACTTCTTGAAGAATTTCTGCATCGGTTGATTGTCTATTGGGCAGGTCACAGTAAGGCACACAAACCCACGCGCCTTCATCAGCGGTTTGATTATATGATTCACTGCCCAGATGATATCACGGATCACGTTCGGGGTCTTGCTGGAGGGGTGGACCCACATATGCATACTGGCGATCCCGAACCCAGCATGCTCTGCCCCAATGCGGCCAACGTACTCACCCTTCCTGTATACCACCCACATGTCCTTAGTTGTGTCAGGGTGCACACGCCCCTCAAATAGGAGTTTATAGCTATAAGTATGTGGGTCAACCTCTCTCTGTTCCAGTTTAATATCCGGGGTCATACCTCGTACTCCCTTCTGGTCTTCAACGACTGTTTGTCATACCTCGCCTCCATGTATTCGATCAGCAGGTCGATCCCATACTGAACTTGGAGGAGCTGGCCTAACTGCGGATGCCAGGGCTTGATGTCCTTCTTGTTACTGAATACCATTTTTAGGTGAGCGATCAGGTGGGGATCTACAGGAGGACACTGCCTGACAAGCTGCATGAACTCGTCCTGGCGTTGGTTTGCCTCGCTTGCCCCAACTCTCCGCTCTAAGATGTTCTTTAATCGGTCTGACATTTGCATTATAGGTAACCTATATAGTAACCTCTTAGTTATATTAATTTCTTTATGTTGACCCCTTCTGTTAAAGGTCCAATTAATTTACCAGTAACATCAGGGGTCTACAACAGGTTAACCCCTATTTCAAAGGGGCCTTCCGCGACATAAACCAGGCAATAAACACCGCGTTGCACAGGAAGTGTGCCCAATGCGGTAGCCCGGACTCCTCGTCATAGAATTCGCCGTCAAGGTAATGATGGCAGTGATGTCGGATCATGGCCGAAAAATACCGCACCTCAGCGTCATCTACAGTCTGCCATGAGTCGGCGGCGTATTTCTGAGCACCAAAGGTCAGGACGCGGGCGACACCGCGGAGGATTCCCATTGGGATAAAGTGCCACATATCCTTGCCCATGTCGGCCTTCTTCTTGTGGTAGTCGCTGGGCAAGGCATTTTGTTGCTTCTGACCTTCCATTTCCTGTTCCAACTCTTCGGTCACATTAGGCTTTTTTGTTTCCTCCCATTCAGAGTAATCGTCACATTCTTGTCGGCATATAGAAAGGGCCCGCCCTGGTGTGTTATATCGACAAGTATCGCATGATACATCTGGCACTTCCACAACATCGTCATCTTGCGG